GCCATGTTAATCAATTCTCTTTGTGAAATCTCCCAAATTGTTTTGTACTTACTAATCAAGTGTTCAATTCTTTTAACTTTCTTAGTATAGTTTTTGTCTTCAGTATCAAGGTAGTTGTTGAAGTTGATGTTTTGAATTGACCCTTCATTTAAGATGATTTCATTTTTCAAATCCTCACACCAAATACCCATCTTTTCAAAGTCGTTAATTAAGTATTTGTTTACAATCATGATTTCACCACCAACAACTCGTCTGTTAAAGATTGCTGAGTGAGCTGGTTCTGTCATTTCATATGAACCTGTAATTTTCGCCGAAGACGCCACAGGCATCTGAGCCGTAAATAATGAGTTACATACTCCATGGTTAGATACTTCTAATTTAAGACTATCCCAATCCCATAAACCACCTAATCCTTCATAATCCAATCCCCACATATCAAATTGGAATATACCTTTTGACATTGGTGAACCTTCAAAGTGAGCGTAAGGTTTGTATTCACCTGACTTACACAACTCCATACTTTCAGTGATAGCTGCGAAGTAGATTGTTTCAAAAATCATTTTATTTAATTTCTTAGCTTCTTCTGATGTAAAGATGTAATCCATCAAATAGAATACGTCAGCCAATCCTTGAGTACCAATTGCAATTGCCCTTTGGTCCAATCCACCTTTTCTACCCTTTTCAGTTGAGTAACTGTTAATGTCAATAACTTTGTTAAGAGCTCTAACAACTTTTCTCACCTCATTATAAAGTAAGTCGAAATTAAACTCACCTTTATTAATAAAGTTTTTCAATACCATTGAAGATAATGTACAGATTGCTGTAGTCTTCTCATCGGTGTATTGGTAAATCTCATTACAAAGGTTTGATTGTTTAATCACACCTATATTCTGATGGTTAGTTTTCTTGTTAGCATTGTCTTTAGAACATAAGTAAGGAACACCAGTTTCAACTTGTGATTCGATAATCTTAGTCCAAACGTCTTGAGCTTTAACTTTTTTACCAAGACCTAACTCAACCGCTTTGTTGTAATTTGTTTCGTACTCATCACCATAACATTCTTGAAGTGGTTTAATACCCGCTTTGATAATGTCGTTAGGACAGAACAAATACCAATCACTACTTTCTCTTACCGCTCTCATGAAGTTATCAGGAATCCAAAGAGCCGTGAACAAATCTCTTGCTCTCAATTCTTCAGCACCTGTATTCTTTTTGATATCCAATAGGTCCATAACATCTTTGTGCCATGGTTCAATGTAGATAGCCGCACTACCAGGTCGTCTTCCTTGTTGGTTAAAGAATCTTAATGACTCATTAACAATTTTCAAATACTTTAACAATCCACCCGCAAATCCACCTGACGAATTGATACGACTTTCTTTACTTCTGATATTAGACATTGCTAATCCAATACCTGCCGCGTCTGAAGAATATGTTGATATATCATTCAAGGTATGTAATAAACCATTACGTGAATCATCATTGTTGTAGTGTAATACACAAGACGCCAACTGAGGAACTTTGGTTCCTGAATTGATAATGATTGGTGTAGCTGGTGAAATGAGTTGATTAGACAATGAGTGGTAATACTCAACCGCTTGTTCAAATGATTTTGTAACCCACAACGCAACTCTCATATACATGTGTTGTGGTCTTTCAATTACTTTACCTTGAGGTGTCTTCAACAAGTACATCTCTTGTAATGAACGCCAAGCAAAGTAATCAAAGTTATAATCGTTCTCATGATTGATTACCGCATCAATTTTATCGTGACCGTACTCATTCATGATTTCAATTAACTTGTCGTTAATCACACCTGTCGAATGTAATTCCATAATAGTCTCACAGAAACTATCATTGGTTTCTTTGTGGTAAGAAGAAATTGCAACCGACGATGCAAGTCTTGAGTAGTCGTGATGACTACCAGTGTACGCCGCAGCAATTTCATAAACCAACTTATCCAACTCTTTAGTTGTGATAAGTCCTTCAGTTGGTACTGACGTAATAACCTTGATGAATATTTCATCAGAGTTTACGTTCAAACCTTTAGCTGCACGTTTAACTCGATTATAGATTTTTTGAGGATTGAATGATACGTCCTCACCATTTCTTTTTTTAATTTTTAATGACATCATATTGTTTTAGATTAGAAATCTTCCTCGAAGGAAATTGTTTCATTTAATTTAGCTTTTTGATACTCAACTGTTCTTGACTCAAAGAAGTTACCTTTAGTCTCAACAGCAATTTGTTCCATGAATTTGAATGGTTGTTCAACATTGAATTCTTTTTTACAACCAAATTTAACCAACAATCCATCAACAACAAACTCAAGATATTGTTTCATTAAGTTTGAGTTCATACCAATTAAAGATACAGGTAATGACTCGGTGATAAATTCTTTTTCGATTTCCAACGCCGATAATAAAATCTCTCTGATTCTTTTTTCACTTGGTTTGTTTTCAACGTGATTATTTAAAAGGTGAATTGCGAAGTCACAGTGTAAGTTTTCATCTTTAAAGATAAGAGAATTTGCATTACACAAACCTTGCATGATACCTCTTGATTTCAACCAAAAGATTGAACAGAATGAACCTGAGAAGAAGATACCTTCAACCGCCGCAAACGCAACCAATCTTTCTTGGAACGATGCCTTCTCAATCCAATCCAAAGCCCATTTAGCTTTCTTTTGAACTGCTGGTAAGTTGTCCAATGCTGTGAAACATAAATTCTTTTCTTCCTCACTTGAGATGTAAGTGTCAATAAGAAGTGAATACATCAAACTGTGGATGTTCTCCATCGCCAATTGCATACCATAGAAGAACTTCGCTTCAGGGTATTGTACTTCACGATAAAAGTTTTCAGCCAAGTTTTCATTGACAATACCGTCAGATGCCGCAAAGAATGATAGAATATTCTTAATAAAATATTGTTCATTCTCTGAGAGATTATTCCAATCTCTGATGTCGTTTGTCAAGTCAATTTCTTCTGCCGTCCAAAAAGCCGCTTGATGCATTTTGTAATACTCCCATATGTCGTTATGTTGAATTGGGAAGATAACAAACCTATTAGGGTTCTCTATTAATATTTTTTCCATAATTTTAAATTGTGTTTTTTTACGATTGTTGTTGTTGTTGCTCTCTTTGTTTTTTCTTTTCTAGCAATTCCTTAACTCTGTCTCTTTTTCTTTCTTCTTGTTGTTCTTCAAAACCTAAGAATGTTACAGACGAATCAGTATCTATTTCCAGTAATTCGTTGTTAAACTTACAGTTTTCAAATACAACTCCATCTTTACCAATACGTGATTTGGTGATGGCAATGGTTGCCAAGTTCATTTCTTTTTGTTGTAAAGTCTTAGCCACGGAAATGATAACGTGTCCAACTTGTGCTTTCTTAATAGAACCACCCATCTGGTCGGTGGTAACAACCTCAGAAGATATAGAGCTTCTGTTACCCTGTGTTGCTGTCCATCCAACTAATGATAGTTCGTGACACATCGCCTCAAAACCTCTCATCACTGAACCCTCAGCTTTCCATTCATCTTTACTCGAACTTTCAGGAACCACACAATCAATATAGTCTAAAAGAACCAAGTCAATCTTTGTACCATCAGCAATCATTTTTCTGATTTGGTTTTTGATTTGATTCATGGACATAGAATCCGATGGAAGTTTTTTCAAAATTAACTCGTTCTTCATCGTTTCTTTAATTTCTGTGATTTTAGCCATGACCTCATCTTTGTGTTTTACCAAGTTGTCAGGTTCAATACCAGTCCAAAGTGTGAAGTGTTTACGTTGTACAATCTTTGGGTTATCCTCAAAGAATATTTGAAGGACGTTATAACCAAGATTAAACGCAGTATTCGCAATCTTTGTAAGGATGGTAGTTTTACCGACACCTGTAGGTGCTAAGATAACACCAATTTCTCCTTTTGCCAAACCACCTTTAAGTAGTCGGTCAATTCCTGGTATTCCCATTGCAATTGGATGACGGAAGTCTTCATCAAGAACTGTGTCAAGATTAGAGAAGATATCAGTTGTACCTGTATCTCTTTCCCCAACCTGAAGAGCTTCACGGACCAAACCTTCAACCTTATCATAAGATTCAAAGTCACCTTCCGTAATGATTTTTTGGGCTTTGTCCATCGCCTTCTGAAGTTCTTGTTGTTTACAGAACTTCAACGCTTTCTCTTGAACGAACTGAGTCCCTTCAAATGGTGCGTCTTTTACTTGTTTGATAGTGTCAAGGACAATTTTTGCAACTAACTCTTGTGAAATCTCAGATTTAACAATCTGTTCGAGTGTGTCAAAATTTGGCGTTGATTGGTACTTTACGTGATACTCCTTAATCATTTGCAAGATAATCTTGAAGTATTTGTTGTCAAAATATGAACTCTCGATTACGTCCATAATCGACGCCGAAAATTCTTTATCGACGACAATTTGGTTTAAAAGCTGTATTTGAAATGTGTTTCCTAAGTAATCAAAATTCTTGTTCATATTGTATTTTTTCGTTCGTCTGTTTTATTAAATATTCACTTGTTTAGGTCAAAGTTCAAATAATCAAAAGATAATTTTTGACCTGAAAAAATGTCAGTTAATTCTCGGAGAACGTCTTTTAAAAATGGTCGTACATCAACCGTATAACGAACTTTTGGCGGGAACAATTTTCCATCAAAATTTCTATGACAAATTGTCTGCTCTCCAATTTTTACATAAATGTTGAACTCTTCCTTGTCATCGGTGAACGATGTGTCCATAATTGCGGGGTCTGCTAAAATAGCATCTCGGTTGTCCATCATGTAAACAACTGTCTTCATTTTAAGATTGTACTCAAGTTCTTCTTTAAGTCGTTTAACAAAATCGTATAACTCCAAAGAATTTTTTGCTTTCGGGTTATACCCTCGAACATTAAAGAATCTTTGGACAACAATGTTGTCGTTCAACGTAAGTAAGAATTCCATTTTGGTGCTGTCTTGCTCTTTCATAATTTAATTTTTGTTTGTATTTCTTTTTTCTTTTCTTGTTAATTTCATAAAGGGTTTGAGGAAATTGACCCAAGCCTCATTGTCTTTGGGTAGATACTTAAATAGACCGTCCTCCATCATCATCCTCATCAGATTCTTATAACCCCTGTCCGTTGGGTCTATCGTATCGTTCAAAATTTGTTCAACTAATTCTTTTCCATTCTCAGTAATTAAAGGGTTTGTAAGGTCGACTATCTTTTTGTTTGTTCTATAAAACTCTTCTCCAAATATAGTTGATTTTGTTTTGCCTGTCAAAAGATTTGTCAATGTTTTTGAAGGTTTGTCTTGCGGGATATTTCGTGCATAATCCAAGATTTCTTCGATAGTGCATGGTTTCTCCTGCAATTGAGGAAATAACTTAACTAAAGTTTTTTCACCAAGTCCCTGAATACCATCAATGTTATCCGATTTGTCTCCCGTAAATACTTTTGTAACCAATACATTATAGTGTGGAATGTCCACCTTGTTAATGGATATCATATCTCCGTTTTTAAAGTATTGTTTTGTGATTGGGGAGTAGATGGTCACATTCTCAGAGATAAGTTGTGTGAGGTCTTTATCCGCAGAAAAAATAATAATCTGTTCGTCTTTGGATATCTTACAATAGTGAGCGATGAGGTCATCGGCCTCGTTGTCCTCAACTTCAATTTGTCTTACAAAAATTTCTTCAAGGTATTGTTTGACACGAGACCTTTGGTACAAATACGATTCGTATTTATACTCATTCATACTCTCTCGTCTGTTCTCTTTGTATTGGGGGTATATAGACTTTCGGATAGATGAATTTGATTCACCATCCCAAAACACAACAACTTTATCATGGTTGTGTTCTTCAAGGAATTTACGGAGTATATTCACAAAGTGGTATACTCCGCCCACGTGGTCTCCGTTGTTGAAAACATCTTTGGCTCCGTGGAATCCTATCTTAAATAAATTATTACCGTCTACTAATAGTGTCTTAATCACATCTGTGATTTAAAGGGTGAAACAATATATTAATCCTCTTTTTCTTCTTTTAAATCAAAGTCACCATCGACTCCGATAATTTCTTTCCAATAGTCAGCATACTCTTTCTTGTATGATTCAATTGACGCCTTCTCTTCAGATGCTTCTTTACCTGCCAAGAACCCGTGTGGTGTTACGATAATCTTACCATCTTCATATCCTAATCCATTGATGTGGTTTTTCATTACGGATACTTTTGTTCTGATAGCAAATTTAACACTTCTTTTGTCTTTTGTTGCAGTAATCTTATTAGTTCCCGCACCTTTTTGGTTACCGAATAAGAATACCAAAGATGAGTTCAACCAAATAGCTTCTCCACCTTTTGCTTTAATCTTTGGTTGACCGAATGGATTGTCAGGTAATTCAACCCAAGGTTGGTTTACAATAACCAATGTGTTTTCGTATTTTGAATCAGATTTACGTGAACCTGAAATACGTTGGTTGATACCCATACCAATCTTATCTGCCAATACAGATGCGTTGTGTTGTTTACCACCTTTACCATCAAAAGTCATCTTACAAGGAACTGAACCAACTGAATCCCACAAGAACAATAAACTGTAATCCAATTCACCTTTATCTTGAGCATCTAACAAACTATTAATGTAGTCTGTGATTTGTTCGATGTAATCAAAGTCATTGTTGAAGATGTAAAAACCATCCCAATCAATTTCACCTGTCTCCTCATCAACTACTTCCTCACATTCAAATCCCATAAGTTTTGCATGTTCAAAAGACCATTTTTGTTCTGTGATAATAAACACAGGTAGAATACCTTTTTTCTGAGCGTCAACTGCAGTTTTAACCAAAGCAGTCGTTTTACCTGTATCCGAGTGACCCAAGAACATATTCAAATGACCAATCGCAGGACCTGGTAATCCAACCGCATCCAAGAAATCAGGACCTAAGTCGAAAAATCTTTGTGGTTTGTACTTAGCCGATGTAGAGAATTTCTTCTTTACCGCACTAAAATCGTTTTTCTTAATTGCCATAATGTTTTGCGTAAAATTCTTTTATGGTTACAAGTTTATCTGACGCGTTTGCAAGTTTCTCGACGAAATTATCCATCTCTTCCAAATGTTGTGGGTGTTCACCAATCCCTACAGCATTTTCCATATAAACCATTAATGTTGCCTCAGCCTCAGCAACTTCACTCTCGTATTTCAATACAAGAGATTCAAACATTCTTTTTCCAATTCTATTTTGCATTTGTTGTTTTTTTCTTGATTAAATAAAAAAGCATGGACACTGTGTTAATATAAGTGTCCATGCTCTGTTAAATTAAAACGGTAATTCTGTGTCAATCTCGTCGTTAGCCTGTGGGTCAACAGACGGTGTAGATTTACCACCACCAATAGATGTTGTTGATTCGATGTCGTTTGCGTAAACGTATCCACCTTTTTCAGAATCCCACTTCGGAGTTTCCCCACGAGCAATTGCCTCAAGGTAATCAACAGGTTTTTTGGAGTATACGTCCATCCAAGTTAACTCATCACTAATCCAAGCGTCAGCCTGAGCTTTGTCTTCATGAACAGGAGCTGGGTCATCGTACATGATTGTAGAGATACTTGTGTACTCTTTACCCGCAGGTGTTTTAGATTTAGTCAATTCGATAACAAGGTCACGTCCTTTTTCAGGGTCAGTGATATCACCTTTGTTTCTCCAAATCGGAATGATTTTATCCAAGATACCATCATTCTTATAGTTGTGTTTAAATCTCCAAAATTTAACACCATCAGCCTCGTTATCACGGTCGATAACTTTAACGATGTAAAACTTACGAGACTTGTATTGTTTTGCCAATTCTTTGTCTGATTCTTTACCCGTAGACATCAACTCTTCGTAAACCTCATTCAAAGGTGAACGCTCGTTGTCATTTTTTCCTGGGTCATAGAATTTGTTCCACTGACCACCAACTTGAATTTCGTGGTACCATGCTTCTTTGAATGGTGAAGAACCATCGTGTGTTGGGAGGATACGTACTCTACGTTGTCCTGATTTCTCTTTGTCAGAGAGGATACAAGCGAAATACTTTTTCATTCTTTCGTCTTGCGACATTTTACTTTGGGCCCCGCCCCCTTGTTGTGCTTTTTCGTACTGTGCCAATACGGCGTCTAATGAACTCATCATGTTTTATATATTTAAGTTTAATTTGTTCTACAAATATAGTCTAGTTTTACCAGTTTGTCAAATAAAAAAAGGTCACCTTTTGGGTGACCTTACATTATTTGTTGTGTTTGTTATTTGTATTTGAACTCGTCCTCAAATCCGTTACCTTGGAAGGAATTCTTAATATCATTAACATTGATGTCAGTCACGTCATCAGGTGTTAAAACATAATCATTTTTTCCTGTTTTTTCCATCTCTTCTGATTTGTCATCAAAAAATTGTGATAATTTTTGACTATAAGGATATGAATCATACGTTCTTAACTCTAATTTTTCTTGTGGAGTTTTTTCACGATACTTTTCGATTTTGTTTTCAAGAGCGTTTAACTTATTCATAATTGAATCCATCTCACCTAATCTTGATTCCAATTTGTTTAATTGACCAAACAAATTATCAAAGTAACTATCTTGTTTTGATTGAATATCTTTTTGAGCAGTAACCAATTCAGTTATATCTAATTCTTCAGAATCAGTTTCTTCTCCACCCTTTTCTTCTGAGTTACCCTCATCATCAATTTTTTCAACGTCAGGGTCATTCTCTACATCAATAGGTTCAGGAGTTGCACCCGCTTCAGGTGCTGGTGGAGCCGCCGCATCACCTGGAGGTGGTGGGGGAACTGCCGCAGCGTCTGCTGGTGGCGGTGGAGGTACTGCACCCGCATCAGGTGTAAGTGCAGCTAAATCATCAGGAGCTGGCTCAGCAGCTTGTTCTAAAATATATTTATTGATACTTCTGTATCTTTCAATTTCACTTAAAATTTTTCTGTCTATACTCATTGTATTAACCGTTTAACAATTGCTTTATACCTTTAGATGTTTCAACTCTAACTTTTCTGTTGGCAGTTGTTTGGTGTCCAGCTCTTTCAATAAGACCATCTCTTTCTCTTACAGTATAACAATCTCCTGTATCCAAGTCACAAACTTGCTTAGTTCCGTCACCATTATCTTCTTGTGAAAATCTTGTAGATTTACCAAGGTAGTTGTCTAATGCTGTTTTAATGTCCATAATTATGTTTCTATATAAATATATCGTTATTTGTTAAATTGCAAAGTCGAATTCGAACCATTGGGTAGCGTTTTCACCTTGGTTAGGTTGAACAACTTTTTGAGCAGTTAAACCAAACTTACATAATATTTTTGTAGTACCTGTCGGTATAGTAATATCTTGGTTATCAAACTCAAATAATATATCCTCATTGTCAATTTGAAATTTAACCTCATTAATGAAATAACTATCCAAGTCATTTGTCAACGTACCTTGTCCTAAAACTACCTGAACGTATTGGTTATTTGACGTTGCACTCATTCTTACAAACTGATAATCCATAGTAGTATATTGCTCAGTATATAGGAAATTCCAAGGAGACAACGCAGTATTTCCTGTTGGGTAATATTCAGGATTTATTATAACAGTTAAAATTTCATTACCGCTATCGATACTTCCATTCATAACAACAGGTCCTGTTTGTTGTGGGTTTGTGTTACTATTTGGCGGTACTGATGGAGCAACTGTTGGTGGTGCTGCAGAAACTTGTTGTGGATTATAAGTAAATGTTGTTGTAGTTGAACCGCTACCATAAACCCCACCTAATGTTATTACATTGTTTTGCGGTACCGTAGTATTACTAAACGGAACAATAACAACTACGTTAGTGTCTCCGTTTATAGTAATACCTGTTGTTACCGTAACCCCGTTTACTGTAACGGCTGTTACTGAATCTAAATCATTACCAACAATATTAACAATTGTACCTGTAACACCCGTTAATGGTGTGAATGATGTGATAGATGGTGGTAAACAAACTACTGGTGGTGTTGATGTAGTATTTTGATTATTTGTTGTACCTGTACCTCCACTAACAATTTGTTGCTCTTGAGCAGTGTTAGCTTGTACAACTGTGTTAGTCGCATCACCATTTAATTGTACTCTATTGGCTGATTTTAAACCATCTTTAACTGTTTCAAATAATGTTGTATACTCATTTTGATTTTCGTCAAAATATTCTGGTGTTATATTAGGATTGTCACTTGTTGCAGGTGTCCAATAACAAACATAATATTTTGGTAATCCTAATGGTGCATTACCATTTTCACCAAATAAAATACGTCTAACATTTGGTGTTAGTCTCGCAATCATGAAATCCAAAAATTTATCAAGATTAGTAAAGTTAGCAATTGGTGTTGGGTTGTTTGTTGAATTTGAATTTGATACCGATACACACGAAGCTTGTTTTTGTATAAAGTACTGAGTACTTGGTCCCCAATACACGCTTAACTCAACATTAGCAAAGTTATTATTATAACCATAAAACTTGTCCTGATTAAACGTTTTAATGTAACACATTAAGTAAATAAGGACTTGTAAATTCGCATCACTTGTTTTCGCAACAATTGCATCGGCTAATTCTTGTGGTGTCAATCCAGTTGTGATAGATTCAACAAAATCTCCCCAAGTAACGTAGTTAGTATTTAACGATAATGTACAACTATTAACCGCGGCAGCAGTATTTTCACCTATTTGTGAAAGAAGCGCAGTTTTATTAATATTTGTAATTGGTTTGTTTGGTACGTTATCTTTTTTCTTTAATATCGCAGTTTCAATCTGTGTTAATAAGTTTTGATTTAAACTTTGTAATAAATTATCAATAGATGGTAAATCAAAAATACCTTGTCTAATACCCGTAAAATCTGTTTGGAATTGTCCAGGTTGAATACTATGATTAACTTCAGTAATCAAATAAGGTCCGTTAAACATTGGAACGTGTCTTAAATTGAAATACATTGTTGGTTGTAATAATGCATTACCTAAAGAAATTACACGACATTGATAACTCCTTTTCTTATATAAATTATATAAACCAACGTTTTGAGTTGCAACATTCTTACCATTAGCTTGGTTAACCATATCGATTTGAGTCTGTATGGACTCTGAGGTTGCCTTACCACTATCCATTGAAACCTCAAACGAGTAGAATATATTTTGATTTCTAGTTCCTATATCAACATTAAACCCAACACATTTATTTGATACCGCCCAATCTTTTTTACCAATCTGATTTTCAATTAATGGATTTTCAGATGCTCTTCGTAATTCAAATGAATCATCTCTAAACCTTGAATTGCCCTTAGGTAAATCTAATTGAGCCGACGGTAGTCCCGCATAAAAACAAACAACTTTTGGACTTGATTTTCTATAATCAACATCTAAGAATGTTCCCCACATATTATCAGCAAACTCTAAAGAACCTTCAGAATTTTGTGAAAGAGTTGTTCCATCCGCATCTTGAACATTATAAAAATTAACATATGCTGGTAATGGCATCACATTAAATTTATTCTTAATAAGAATTCCACTTAAAAATGTGAATACACTCATTTCCATATTGAACGACGACTCTTCAAAGGTCTTATTCCCTAACAGAGTATCTTTTAGTGAGAAGATATCAACTAATAAAGTATCACCAATGTTTCTTGAAGCTCTGTCCAAGAATAAGAAATCTTCAAATAACGTCTTACTCGAATAATCACCACCCGCAACCCATTTGTCATTTAAAGCTTTGAATACCTCATAATTTTCAACTTTGGACTGTTGTCCATCAATAACACTTTGTATTTTCTTTTCAGGTAACTCTTGTTGATTAGGTAAGGCAAGTCTAACTCCCGCTAATACTTGATTTATAAATAAATTTTGGATTGCAGTTGTGCCGTTCAAATAAAGTTGTATTCTAGATTTAAACTCATCGCTTGTTAAAGTTGGTGTTAAAAGTTTTTGTGTTGCATATTGTTTTATTAATTGTGAACATAAAACAATGTTGTCAACATTAAACTCAATATTATTATCAATAAAAAAATCCGTAATATACGAACCTTGATTAGTATATCTCAAGTTTTGTATTGTTGAAAATCCAATCTCGGTTTCTAACGCCAACCATTCAGTAGGATACTGAGCCTTTGATTGTGCTAAAGTTATTGTTCCGTTACTCGAAGGTAATGTGTTGTTAACATATGTACCAAAATTAATTGGGTCAACCACAACATTTGGTCCGTTGTTTGACGCTATAAATGAATCAACAACTCTTCTCTTATAATTTGCAGGATTACCATACTTTAACATTACATCATACTCTAAAAATGATTTGATTGTATTTGAGAATGACGTTAATTGTGTATTACCTAATGTGTTAAAATATTCTGAATTTGATAATCCTGTATTTGCATTTACCGTCATTAAACTGGAAAACAAATACTGAAAGTTTTTAAATACCGCAGTATTATCAACAGGTGACTCACCAATAGGTACACCTACTTGTGGACCTAAATCAATATCCGCAATTGGTTTAGAGAAATTTAAAAACTCTTGTTCAAACTTGTCTAAAATACTTTTATCAAAAACTGAAAATATTTCTTCAATGTTTGAATACTCATCAGTAATCAATAATTTAAAGGCCGATTGTTTTGTGTTACCTGTTAATATTTTATTAACATATTTTTCAGGACTTGGTTTAACTACTTGTGTGTTATCAAAATAACCGTAATTTGGTGCCGACCACAACATTCTTACCGAACCATTATAAATTGATGGATTATTTAAAAACACCGTACCTTGAACATTATTCACCAACAACTCAGCATTTATTTGATTTATTGGTGAACCAAACGAAGGTATTATAAAATATTTACCACTTGTAGTATTTTGGTTTGGTCTACAATTACCTGATAAACTATTTAAATCCATAACAGTATCAGGTAAAATTACTGACCAAGTTTCAATTGTTGTTATTTTTGGAACACCACTTAATACATCAATAACTGAATTAGTTGGGTTAATGTTTGAATCTCTAAAATTATAGACTTTCATACCACCACTAATACTTGTTTGGATTTCTTCATCGGTGTAATCAACATATAAGTCATATCCATTATAGAATACGTTAAAGTCGTTAATCACTTTAGGATAAAATCCTGTTTGCATTTTTGGGTTGTTTACGGATGTCACATTTTGTAATGTAATTTCTTTAACACCATCAAACTCAAATTTATATGTTTTTGTATCAGAACTAGTAATTGGGTCAAAATTAACTTTGTAATCAAAATTAGTCCAAGCACTATCCAAGAAATCTACACCAGTTGTTTTGTAGGTTTTATACCTATACCAAATAGAACCCATCTTTAAAACCCAAGCGTATGGCATTTTATGAATTGCACCAAACTTTTTAAAACAAGATGCAATGTAATCTAAATCATTTGGAGCATCTAATGTTTTATACTTTTCTTTTAAAGAAGCTAATGGTAATGAATTAATAAACAAATAAGCCGCTTGAACATACGGGTATTTATCTTTCTTTCTCCAATTATAAACACCATTCTGAATAGCATTTACCATGTATGGTGTGTTTAACATGGTAGTTGTTGTTTCAGTCGTAATATTATTGATTGTCCTTGTGTGGTAAACATACCCTTCAGTTGGTACGAACTTATTAGGGTCTTTTCTTGTATCTAAAAATGTTGTTAAATTAGTTTGAACAATTTCAGAAGTTGGGTCTGTGACTGTTAAATAAGAAAAATTTGTTACAGGTCTATTTGTTGTATAATTATAAACACTATTAAAATTTGAAATAACGTTACGTTCTTTAAACACTTGTAATACTTGAGTTGTATTATATACGTTATTATTTGTGTTTGCATCACTTTGAGCCATATTTGCAGAAACCCAAGTTGGGTCTGTAAATGGGTAAGTATCAATAATTAATGGGTCGTTTGATGCGTTTTTAACTAATTGTTCTAACGCTTCATACTTAGCAGGGTTTTGAGGTTCTTTACCTAAATCATTTGTACTAAGAATGTTAAACGAATTTTCAGTTAAATTTCTAATATATGGTGTAACATAAAAATCCCTAATGAATTCTTGATATGCTCTACCTGTACCTTGGTTAGAAAAATTAAATAAAGTTTCTTCGTAATTTTGGGCAGTAATGTTATAGTTCTTAAGTTTTAAAGTTAAGAAAGGAGAGCTAATCCCTAAACTAGTAACAATGTTAGTTGTTTCCGAACTCAAAACTAAATCAGTTAATTGGTTCAACTGATTTGCATTTGCTCGGATATAACCTGAATAATTAGCGGTTAAGAATTGTCTTTCCCAAATTTCGTAAAAGAATTTAACCTCCTCTTTATTAACATAAGCAATACCATTTGATGGATATTCTATTGCATTTATATTAATAATATTTGTTGTTGCTTGACTATCAGTTGGAACTTGAGCTATTGGAGGATTAAACCTTTGAGTGATACCTCTCATATACTCTTCAACAAATTCAACTTCAGGCCATTTATCATAAAGATAACCTTTAGTAATATCAACAACTGAAGGGTCTGCAATATATCTTAATTGAAAACGTCCTTTCTTATCATCAGGTGTTTCAACAAAAAATTGTGGCCAAGGATAAACAGGAACTTGACTTGTAGATAACCCTTGATTTTGATTTGAAGCTTCCTGTGACTTTTTAACATTTTCAACTGTATCAGTACCAGGTGCTGATGAAGGATTATCTAAAATCGCTAATTGTCTAACAGGGTCATATTTAACATTCCAAGCATTTGTATGGACCTCATCCATTAAACGAATAAATGCTTCTGCTGAAGCCATAATAACCGCACAAACGTTTCTTACCGTCGGTTTAAATCCAAGACCAATTTTAGAGTCTTCTATTTTTCTTGAGAAATCCGCAGTTAATATAGTTTCGTAATCTGTTAATTTTCTATTCGCTTCCGCTTCAAGTTGATAAATTAAATTTTCAAATCTTGGTTCAACTTGATTTGTTACCGTATTTGATTTAAAAATAAAAAATGGTGTCTTAACTAAATTAACAGAACTTGATTGGTTTGAAGACGCCACGGGATTTAAACTTACCTCAAGAATTGGTGTATATAGTTTTTCCAAATAAACTTTAGTTGTTTGCGTATCAGCGGTAGTTGGCGCTAATATACCTGTTTGTTGAATTGTTGTTTTAGTTAAGTCAATATCATCTAAATTAACATTAATCAACATAGTATTATACGTTATTGGATTTTTAATTGGGGACTTACCCGTTGTTCCAAGAGTTGGGTTTTCCGCCAATAACGTATTAAATTGAGAAGTATATCCACTTAATAGTGTTCGGGCCGCTTGTTGTCTTACAGGGTCTTTTAATATTTCATCTTTAAATGCATAAACATAAGTACCATTTTTTAAAACAATTGGTCTTAAATTCATATATGTATTATACCAAGACGTATCAGAACCATAGATTTCGTTATAATAGTTTTTTAAAGTTTCTTTATAAGCCCTAATATTAGTGAGTGGCTCTACATCAACTTTAGTGTACGAATCAATAATAGTTTTTTCAAAATTTTCCAATGCATTCATGAATTGAGCAAATGTCATTTCAGGAAAATCAGGGTCAAGTAATCCTTTTGCTTTATACTCACTATAAACCTCAATTACTTTTTGGTAACCTTTTTCACTAACAATTTGAGTAACCACATCATTTGAGCTATTACTCGCCTGACCCGCAATCGTATTACTTTGTTTTGTGGTTGACTCAATATTTTTGTTTCCACCCTCGGCGGACGTTGGCGATTTAGAAATATCAAATCGTGTACTGTACATGTGTGGTGCCGCCAACAAATGTCCCATAGATATTTCATTAAGTATATTGAACTTATATCCAACAAACTCTAACTGAATTTGGTAGTTCCCACTAAATGTGTTGAATGATGCATGGAATGTTTTTAAGTTTAACTGATACTTAATTGCCTGTCCGTAAAACCCTTTAAGTGTTAAATAAAATGGTGGGTACGGTAAATTAAAAAATGCAGCATAAGGTGAATTATCACCTAATTCAAACAAGGCTTTACCTTGAATATCTTCAAGAAGAATTGTAACTTGTGGTACAAATGAACTATTAGTTCTTACGTTAATTGATGTTATCCCTAATAATCCATTATCGGTAGATACATTTCCAGGATTATTGACCGTAACTCTATCATATGGTTTTGTTCCATCATTTGGTGCAATAGTTTCAATCCTTGTTTGATTATTACCCAAACCATTTCGAGTACCTTTACCAGTTAATTCATCATAATAACCTGAAGTTAAATGTGTATTTTCTGTCGGTCTTAAAAAATTAATTTTAGCAACAGAAATAACTCTAGCCCTATCTTCAGGACTTCCACCAACAGCTAACTTAGTTCTTGGTAATACTTCAGCCTCAAGGTTGGCAAACATAACCATATTTTCATGGTCAACCAATCTTTCACTAATATTACCAAACGCATCAATAGTTTTATTTGGGTCAACAACAATAATGTTATTGTAATCAAATTCCACTAATACGTTTCCACTGTTGTCTCCTGGTCTGTTACCTGCCATAATAATAGAAATAATTTTCTAAAGCCGCTTTATAGTCTTGTAATGAAGGTAGTAGTGGATAAGGAATAATCAATACCGCTCCGTCGAATATATTATTTTCAAGACCTCCAAATTGAGGGTTCGCTTGTAAAATTAACCAACCAAAATATGGTGAATTATAATATTCCTGAGATACTACATCTAATCGACTACGAGCAACTTTATATATGTAAGACTTATCAGTTGGTTTTTGGGGTAATTGCACAAAAGGAACAATGGTTTGTTCACCATTAATTAAAAAATCACTATATCTATTCCAATATTGGTACGCCATTAGTTAAATTTTGCCTTTGAGATGAATACCTCACTAGATACCTCATCATTCCATGTTTTATTATTTGTGTTTTGGTTTTCAGTTGCACCTAAACCTTTAATCAACGCTATCTGTCCATCAGTATTCGCGTTCTCAGTCGTATATGTAAATAACCTTTTTTTCTTTAAAGTATATGGGGTAAACTTTAAGAAATTTTGTAACGTTTGTGTTTGCATGTGTTTAATAAACTCCTTAGTTATATCATTCTCATTCACAAATGCAGGTTTAGCAACATTAACCCAATATTCGTTGAATCGTGCGGTTAAATTATTTCCGTTTTCAGCACTTCCAATAATACCTTGATTACTAATTATATTACTAATCATAGCATTTCTAAAGGTTTCATATTTTTTAGTGTCTACAACATCATCAGAAATAATCATATAAACCCTTCTAAACGGTACGTCAATAAAATTCGAAAAATTACTAAATGGAATAAATACTTTTTGACCTTCAGGTAATTTATAGTTTGGTGGGAAAACCAAAGTTCCTGTATATGATGTACCCCCAAATGTAAACGGAACATTTCCGTTTGTAATTTTATTAAATTCAGTAATACCACTCTTAATTGCTAATATATCGTTAGCCAATTCAATTAAAGTATCATTCGCCCCTTGAGAACTTGGGTCGACAGTAGTGGTTGGTAATATTGTATATGATGTTACATTACCTAATTTGTCTTGTTTACCATCAGTACCTGAAGGAGCTGGATATCCTGACGGATAATAAAGAACCGTATTTGCCCTTGCAATATATCCAACATATACTTGTTGAACATTTGTCATGTCTTGAGTAATCGTTGTTATTGCGTTTTGATATGTTCCGCTTTTTGTTTTAACAAAGTTTGTATAATTTTCTTTAAGTTGTCTTATAACTTTATTTGAAAAATTATATTCAGGTTTACTAATAAATTTAATAAATGGGTCGTTTTCATTTTTAATGTCTTTCAATAATTCTTCAGTAATCACATTAATTCTACTTTCAGTGTTGTTTGGTTTACCAAACATGTTTACAGGATTATTTTTGTCCGCTAAAAACGCTCCGTCAGTATAATTTCTTTCTAACATCCATTGTTGACGTAACGCATTATTGTATTGGTTAACACTTTCACTAATTTTATTAACTACTGTTGTAAAATACGTTTGAGTTTGTTCCGAGAATTTATCCATAAACGTTTCATAACTAATACTACCTGTTTGTCCTGTAGAACTAATACTATTAGTTAATATAGTACCTATTGTATTTTCATTAGATAAACCATTATTTGGTTGGGCATTATTAATCATTGGTGGAACAACACCAGATAACGCTGCAAATTGTAAGAAATCTTTATCTAATACTTGATAACTTGTATCAGTTACATCCGCCCTATCATCGTAAATTTCAGTGTTAGCATAATAATTAAATGTCAAAGCATTTTGCAATCTATCCACAGACTCTTTAAGTCCACTACCACCAACAAAGTTAAATTGCATCGTAACTTTAGCAATCATAGGTTGAACCCCAATACCTTCAGGGTTAATATCTAAATTTTCATAAGCCAAACTTAAACTTGTTGGAATTATTTTTGTATTATAAAAATCACCAATTCTTAATATAAGAACTGGAGGTGCCCCAAATGCAGTGTTAGTCGCATTATTATACTCTAACACATCTTTACCACCAATTGATTTAACAACAGGTATTGTATCACCTGGTCTCATACATTGTTGTAAGAATGTTAATCTTGTATTTAATCCCTCAGGCGTTGTTGAGTGAAATGCTGGTTGGAAAAACTTCAATTTATCTTTAAGGTTGTCGAATACCATTGGTGTTTCCTCTTTGATAACCTCAAAGTAATCACATTCTGATAATAAAGCTCTTAGTACTCTTTTTGTAATGTTGTCTCTAACCACCGCAACATCTTCAACTGTTGTTTGTGTCTCAGTTGTTGTTACAACATTACCCGTAACAACTGTGGTTCTTTTAGGTGGTAGTATAGGTTCAGGTTGTTCTAAATTAGATGTTATTTGGGATATATACGCTCTTCGACACGACATTGCGGGTGTAGTGAAAATGTCTTTTGCACCTACTTGAGTATCCCCTCCACTAGCTTCACCATTTTCATCCGAACAATTAACAGTTTCTCCAGGTGAAAATTCGTACGGTGCTGTTGTAGTTTTAGACACTAAAGGTGTTGATTGGGCGATTTCACCAAATCCATTTCCAGCAACAACAGATAATCTTTGTTCTTGAATATATTTTTTAGTTGCAGGGTTTTCAGCAAAAAACTTAATTACCGATTCAATTCTTCTGGCAGATAATGATTTATTATATTCAACCGTCTGAGGTGCAGAACAACTTGAATCAATAACCACCTTAATTTTTAAAGTTGGGTTGGTATTCATTTGTTTTGCCAAGTCAATCGCCATTTCTTGAGCCACTTGATAGTTTGGCGTTACCACCGTATCAAAAAATCTACCTAATTGTTCACCATTTGATTTACTTTCGTATAACGCAACATTTTCAGGACTTGTATATCTAGTATATTCTTGAGAATAATTTGGTGATGTACCTCTCTTTGGATAATCATTACCAAAATAAAATCCAATTTGTTGGTACTTTTTCATAAAGTAATCCGTACTACCTTCACCAGCCCCACCTGAACCTGATACACCACCACCGCTATTATTTGCCGCGGCTTCAGGAAGTCCTGGTGGAATGGTATTAATCGCATATTGCATCTGCTCTCTTGTAAGTTCTTTTGATGTAATAGCTTGTTGGATTTGGAACAAATCGTTTGGATTGATTGTGTAATATTTTTTGGCCAACTCATATAAGTCATATTTTCTACATCCCGCAAAGAATGAATCCAAAATACTATCAATTCTTGGTTTGTTAGTTTCGTTAGCCAAAACTTTATTCACAATAACATTTAATACTGATGGGTGGTCAACTACAATATCCCAAGTTAAACTACCGCTTCTACTTGTATTTTTGTATGTATAGATTGGTTCAGGTCTTCCAATAAAATCATTTGGATTCCAGTTTGCTTGAACCGATTCATTGAATGTTAAATTATATGGTGGGAACCACATAACTCTACCACCGTTAGGTCCTCGTTCACAAACCGCCAAGTCTGAAACAGAATAACCTGGTGTGTTAGATGTTGCCCAAGCCAAGTTCTCTAATGAGAACATATATTTCTTAGCATAAGCGTTATTCATAGACCCAATAATATTTGTTGAGTCTTGTCCACCTTCTTGTTTGTTTGGTGCAATATTAAGATTATACGTTTTATCTAAAACAGACCAAGCGAATCTTCTACCTTCAGTTGTAATACCATCGGTCTTTTGTAGGTCGTTGTATTGTAAATAAGGAATGTCCTTGGCAAACACACGACAATATTCAGTTCCAACTTCTTGCCCAATCGCACCAACATAACTTAACACTCTTGAACCTTTAGTCATTTCTTTATATCCATCATTGAATACTTTACTGACTTGGTCAATCGCATTACCCGCATGTTTTAAACGGTTACCACCTTGTGGTTGGCTATCAATAATTCTTTGGGTATCGTCAAGGATTGAACCTTCTCTAAATGTTCTTTCTGTCGACTCGGTTGAGTTGTATGATGACGGTTTAAAGTCCTCATCTTCGTTTGTAATCTCACCACCAATACCAACTTTCTTACCAGCGTTACCTTTGTATTTTGGAGATACCCATGTGAATCCACCTTCAATACCTCCACCATTACTGTAAGTCGGTCCATTAGCACCAAGTTTAATTTCTTTACTTGGTCCTTCATATAACTGAGCCAACTCTTCAGGACCATAAACAGGTGATTGTTGTTCATAACCAAACGCATTGTTTGGAAGTGCCCCTGATGGAGAAAATATTCTTGACGGGTCAGATGTTGTAGAACCAATATAATAGTTGGCGTTGTTTGTGTTGGTACCAACAAGAGCCCCACCCAATCTATCAATTAAAGTTCTGTCGTAACTTGGCTTATACTTGTTAAAGTTTATGTTCTTAAACAATAACGATTTTTGACCTTGACCTGTATTTTCAAAAAATATTTGAGAACCAGTCTTACCCGCACCTAAAAGATTACTAATAAGTTTACCACCCGCAGCTAAAGGATTACCCAATAATGCTTGTTGAATTGTAGTTGGTTGTGGTGGGTTAATACTTGGGTCCCAATATGAACCAGGGATGGTCGAAAATGGTACCTGACTACCCGCTAAACTTAATGCAAATTGAGCAGCAGCACCCAACGGGTTCGATGGTACCGTAATGTTGTAGTTAGGTTCAATTAATGGAACATTACCTGTTAAGATATTAACAAGGTTTGTACTACTATTAACATTTAAGATGTTTGCCCTACCTAAAGTTTCTCTAATGATTGCTCTACCAATTCGGTCTTCAAACTCTTTCTTTAAAGTTTTTGCACCCAAACGAGCAATAAATGAGTCGGAACTTAATAAACCATTACTACCAAGTGGGTCAGGATTTAATAATATCGATACTGAACGATAAGACGATGGATTGAATGTTGGGTATGGTTGACCGTTTGGTGGTCTATCTTGGTCAGGTCTAACAGTTTCTAAAGTTACTACCGCCTCACCAGCATCAAAGTTATTATTACTTGAATAAGCGTTTAAAGGTCTCCATAGTTGGGTTGCTGCGAATCCTGAATCAACAATGTGAGCGTCTTGTTGTCCAGGTCCATACTCACCTTGGTTAGAAGTCGTATTTAAATTACCTGTTAAGTCAGGAGCAAATTCATATCCTCCCTCATTACCCCATCTATTAAGTGGATATTGTTTGTCGGCAAAAAATGTTGTGTCTATTAAGAAATCGGGTGAATCAACAGGTGTTAAATCTTGTTGAATTACTTCGTATGTAATTGGCGGGGTCGCAGGACTTGGTGATTTAGCATAAGGAACTAAATTACGAGTCATCAGTTTTTTTCTGAATCCTTCGGTGCTAATATAATCTAACGGACTACCCATTTAAATCTTTACTAATAAATAGGTTGATTGAGTTTTTTTTATCATTAATAAGTAGGAACACCCGCACCTTTTGTATCTTTTCCAAGAGTTGCAACATATTGTTTAAATCCTTCACTATTGAAGATTTGAGTTAATTGTTGTTGTGTTAACCCATTTGCTCCAACAGGACCGTCTATAGTTATTTTAATATTACCAGTTACGTTGTTTGTTACATTAGTTGTTTTTGGTTGAGTTGTTTCTATTTGTTTTGAAACTTGATTAGACACCCTTTCACCTAAAACATTTGATTCACTTAAAGGTTTTGCCTGAGCCTTTTGTTTAACCGCTTCGGCAGACGCATTAATAGGTTTACCAAGAGCAGATAATGTTTCATTAGCAAACGCTCTAAACTCTTTTTCAATACCACTACTTCCTTTAATATTTTTAGCACTGGCTTCTAAAATGTCTCTAAGAGCTTTCGCACCACTTTCGCCCAATGAATTCGCACCACTAATAACACTATTTTCTAATTGTTCAATTTTTTTAGTGAAATCAGCGTCAGATATTTTACCAGCATCTTTTGCGGTAAATAATGATTTCATACTATCAATTGCGTTTGTAACACTTTCAGTAACTTTAGCGCTTTCGGGAATAGCTTTATAAACATCTTTTGATAATTCTCTTAAAATTCTATCCGCACCATAAATATTTTCACGTACTACAGGTGTTGCAGCAACCCCATACGCAACTTTAGCAGCAATTGCCTTAACATTTGCCGCCATATCTTCAGTGATAGTTAACTGACTAGTTTGAATGTCTTCCAAAGTTTTTGGTCGATTTTCTTCTCTTTCTTTCAACGCATCAAATTGTTCTTGCGTTAACTCACTTAATTTTTTTTGTTCTATAATACCTGTTTGGTCGTTTTTAAGTTGGACAACATATTGACCATCCTTCATTGTTGCCATATTTGCCAACAATTGTTTGTCCTCTTCTTTTTCAAATTGAATTTCGGGACTAATTGCCGATAATCGTTTATCCAAATCGGCAGCGGCTATTGCAGCTTTACTTAATTCTGCCGCTGACAGTCCAGTTTCTTTTTCAAGTTCTCTAAGTGTTAGTACACCTTGAGGATTTATTTTAAATGATTGTGTTTTTTCATCAAATTCTGTAAATTGTTTTGCGGCCTTAATAATACTATCTTGTAAACCCGATGGGTCATTAATTGATTGGTTCATTAGAGCAAACGGGTCAGCTAAATTACCAATAGAAACACCCAATCTTTGAAATCCAGCGGCGGTTTCAACAGCTCCCTCAGGGTCTAAAACTTTATCAGCTAAATTAAAGGTCTGTTGCATGTCAAACCTTAACATTGAAGCTTGGGCCGCCATTTTTGTTAACCCTTGGATACCACCTTCAAACTGATATCTATTCATTTTGGACATGTTTGTTTCAACATCGTCCATTACTATATCGGCATTCAATCCAAGACTTTGAATATATTGAATTGAATTTTCAAGATTTGTACCTATTTGAGATGTTTCAATACCTACTTCAGCAAATCGTTCAACTAAAGTACCTACATCCGAACCTAATATTTTAGACGCCGCATATAATTTTGAAACTTGTTCTTCGGTAGCAATTACATTTCTTTTTGACCCTTCAGCAATTCCCTCCATTGTGGCGGCCGCGGATGCCGCATCACCACCTAAACGTATTACTCCCGCAGCAGCTCTTGAAATGGCATCGCCCAATTCATCCATTCGGGTTCTACCCATCAAAAATGATTTGTTCAGTCTTTCGGATAAATCAAACATGCTATCCATAGCTTTGGCAGCTTGTTCTAAAGGTGACGCAAGACTCTCAACACTTTTCTTTAATTTATCTATGTCTTCTTGTGATGGCATTTAAGTTTTGGTTTCTATATAAATAGAAGAAGGACTAATTTTTTTAGTCCTTCTGATTATCTTCTATCCATTTATTAAGTAGATATTTTCTAACAAATATTGGCATCCTTTCAAAATCTTGGTAGGAAACCTTTAACAATGTTGTTAAATAATAAAATTC